GAGCAATTCAGGGAGCGTGCAGACCTAGCACAACAGGCAAAGATCAATGTTGTAAAGGGTATCCTTTCTGGCACCTATGGTCTTCCTAGTGACATTGTCGAGCTTTTCTCTGGTGCATTCGTGCCAGGCAAAGCAGAGAAGGTATTGAGGACCAGACCTCCGGGTGTGCCTCCAGATCAACCTGTGGAGTTGCAGGAGGGTGTGGCACCACCACGTCCTGAACTCCGTTCTGAACAGATTGGTGTGCCAAAAGTCAAGTACACCAGTGAAGACTTGGCACGAAGGATGGGATTGGATCCTGACTCTGGAGAGGCACTCTTAGGGCAACTAATTGCTCCTGATCCTTTCGTAGGAATCAAGGCCGCAAAGGCATTAAAACTAGCAGAGGGATTAGGATTCTTTGGTGCGCTAGGATCGATAGCACAGCTTGAAAAACGTGCAGACAAGCTGAAGTCCGCAGGGAAATCCTCAGAGGAAATTGCTGCGGCACTGAATGTGACAGAGGCACCCACACAGTCCGGATGGAAGAGACTCCCTGAGAAACTTCCGGTGCAGGCGTATGGAGGAGAACGTGTGATGCTGAAGCGCACCCTCCAGCAGCAGGTCATGGCATCAGATGCAATGAAGGATCTGCGGAAATACATGACCAAGGATGAGTTGTTGATGCTCACTCCTGAAACCATCGAGGCAATTGAGACAATTGCAAGAACAGGAAAAACACGATCAGGAAAACCAATCACAATCCTTGGAGGACAACAGATTCCACGATTGGAGAAGGAGGATCTCAGCGCACTTGCATTTGCAGGGCGTTTCAAACAAGGGTGGTATCGACATGGTGCAAAACAGCTCAGGAATGTCTTTGGAGAAGACACTGAGCGGTTCATTGCACTCTTAGCAGCAACGTCTCCACAAACCTCTGTGGAGATGAACCTGGAAAACGCCCTCCGGGTTTGGCGTACATGGACCGACGCAGGAAGACCAACAGATTCCAAGGAAATCCGCAGGATCATGGGAAAATCGGTTGTAGGCACCGGCACCGAGAAATCTGTGATGAATGCATGGGTGAACAACTCGGTCACTGCACTCACTGCAAAGGATCCGACTGTGATTGAACTCTCAGGTCCAAAGGCAGATTCCTTTATGAAAAACCTCCTGTCTAATCTTGATGAGGTCACTCTTGACACCTGGCAGGGACGTGCGTATAACCTCTTGCAGAAGGTCTTTGGAGGAAAGACATTCAAATCCACAGAGGGTCGTGGAGTCAAAAGTCCAGGATACATCCTGAGTGCTGCGGCAACCAGACGTGCAGCAGATTATCTCTCAAAAAGGACTGGGACCACCTGGAAACCTGCCGAGGTGCAGGAAACAGTCTGGAGTTTTGTGAAGGCACTCTATGAAAAGCGCAGATCTCCTGGAGGACGTGCAAAATCGATGGATGAACTCTATCTGGAACTATCTCCGAATGAGATTGCAAATGTTCCAGATTTTGCTAGTCTGATACGAACAGATAAATATGGATCCATTCTAGAAGGAACTGAATATGGAAGACGCATCAGCAGTGTTGAGCAGTTTCAACCCTCGGCAGAAGCGTATGCTGCGACACCTTACAGAGGGTTCAGAGCCGATATTGAACGAGCTGTTGGTGGACTCGAACAGCAATACCGAGCCACTGACACCACAAGAATTG